TGGAAGCAGGTTTTGTACGGCGTGCCGCCGCGCTCCAGCCACAGGGGCAGTATCAGGGCTTCGCCGTTTTCCAGCACGCTGCGCCAGACGAGCGAGGTCATGCTGGCGAAGTTCAGACGGTCGGCAGCATCGACGTAGCAGCTCTCGCTGTAGGCCTGCCAGCGGCCCTCCACATTCCGGGTCCACTGCTCGGCCCAGGTGATATCCTTCCCCAGCGCCAGCCAGTTGGGATTGGCCGCAAGGCGCAGGCCGGATCCCACCACGTTGTCATCTACGGTCTGGAAGGCCCCGGCCGCGATCCCGTTGTTGCGGCTCAAATCCCGCGAGCGGGCCACCAGTAGGCCTAGATCGGGCAAGAGATCCGCGTCTGCTGGGGCTCGCGCGGGAATCCAGTTAGAGAGCTGCTTCCGGACCTGGGAAGCGCCCGCGTGTGAAGTATCGCTGACGCCTTTCAGGATGATCCCGCCCTGAGCCTTGGCTTTACGGTAGCTCGCCTTCCTCATGGATCGACCTCCACACTGATCGGGCCACGCTTGCTCGTGACCACTCCCAATCCCAGGTAGGCTGCGCACTCCTGCTTGAGCGTCTCGACGTAGCGCTGGAGATCGGAGAGCTTGACGTCGCCGGATGAGAACTGGACCCGGCCCAGTTGCGGGGTTTCGATCTCGGTGATGTTGCCCCCGGTCATCATGGCATCGAGACGCGCCTGGGCGGCAGCTAATCTATCGCAGGGAGTAGCGAGCGTCGTCGCAGCCCTGGCTCCATTGCGCATTGGTGGTCTTAACGGCATCGTTACTCCAGTGAGCTGTCCTTCGCCTGTATTGGCTTGAAATTGGGCATCGGCTTATTGACCCAGGCGGGCTTTTCCGCCGAACGAAACACGGGCGTAGTGTTTACCGCTTTCTCCAGCTCCAGCCAGCGGTACTCGGCCCAGCCGTCCATCCGCAAGCTCACCGCCGCGGCCCGCGCGTAGATCCGGCAATCGAGCGCCTCGTTGCGGTCCCGCCGCTTCTCCCAGTGGGTCTTGGGCTGACCCATCACGACGCGGGTAACCAAATGTTCGGCGCAGAGCTGCTCGAAATATTCCTTAGAGTAGGAAGGGAAATGGCAGTAGCCGTTGGGCCAGTTTTCCCCGGCCTGGAGATCTGGCGCGGAAAGTCGCAGGAAGCGGTACAGCTCCTCCTTGGCGAGTCCGGTATTAACGGGCCAGAGCCGTACCCCGCCTTTGATCAGCCGCCCTCCCGGTCCCACCTCGATCAGCGAGGGCGAGCCCACGAGCGAGGACACGTGCATCTCCCCCTTGACCGCCATCACCCGCGCGGGGAGCATGTCCCGGCAGAAATCGTAGACGTGCATGGTATTGAACCCGGAGTCGATGGCGAGCTTGCTGATCCGGATTAAGCCGCCCCCAGCGGTGGGGAAATCCTCGTCCATCAGCGCCGCCAGATCGCGCCAGACCTGGGGCTGATTGGTCGATCCCTCTAGCACCCGGTAATCGACGCTCCAGGAGGTCTTGTCGCGGCCCCAGGCTACGATCTCCACCTCGATCCGGTTCATCTGAACGTCGGCGCCAGCGGTCAGGACCAGCCCGCCAGGGGGCACCTCGCCAATGGTGTAGGACTCCCGCCGTTCGTAGAGACGGTCCACATCGGGCACCTCGCCCTGCTCCATCCAGGTCTGTCCCAGGATGGTGTTGGTAAAGACCTGCAACTTCTCCGCGTTGCCCACGGCTTCATCGCGCTTGCGCATGATCTGGGTCCAGGAGAGCCAGCCCACCGGGGAGTAGTAGCTGGACAGGTGGTAGCCGCGCGTGAGGCTGTCGCCGGGAGCGGTGGGGATCCACTTCCCAGCCGCCAGCATATCCGTCTTTTCGTGATCGAAGATCTCGCCTTCACAGATCTGGCAACGGTACGCCGCCTGATACTGGTCCGTCCGCGACCACTGGAGCTGTTCCGCTTCGAGGACAATCATGCTGCCGCAGCGCGGGCAGGGCAGGTTGAAGTAGCACTGGTCGCTGACGCTGAAGAACTCCTCGATGCGGCTCTTACCGGAGATGGTGGGCGTACTAGCAATAAAGATCTTGCGGCGACGGAAGTTGGTGGTACGGGCGATGGCCAGATCGCACGGGTCGCCTTCCTTGTCCACGTTGTACTTGTAGCCGTCTACTTCATCCAGGAACAGGTAGCGGGCGCTCATGCTGCGGAGCTGGCTCGCGCTGTTGGCCCCGGCCATGACCAGGATGCCGCCCAGGAATTCTTTCGCCAATATGGTGTTGCCTGAATCCCTACTTCTGCTCGCTCTGACCAGACCCCTAAGAATTGGGGAGTCCTGAATCAGCGGGCCAATGCGCTGTTTCGAATTCCTCTTGACCATCGCATCGGTGGGTTGAACCACCAGCATGGGTCCAGGCGCAAGGTGAATCACGAAGCCGATCCAGTTGTTTCCGCACTCGGTAGCCCCGATCTGGTGGCCCTTCATAAACACCGTCCGCTCCCACGGTGAAGAAGGCGAGAGCGAATCCATGATGTCTTTCAGGAAGGGTGTCCTGGCCGTACGCCACATTCCCGGTTCCGGCGAACTTCGGGTGGTCAGGACGCGGTGCTGATCGGCCCACTGGCTGACCAGGAGCTTGGGATCGGGCTTCGCCCCGGCTCGCGCCGCGCGGTAGTAGACCTCGACTGCTCTGGCGACACCGGGGATCTCGCTCACGCGATCTTGCCCTCCGCAAAGTCTTCGAACACGCTGTTGATTTCCGCCTCCAGGATCTGGAAGCAGCGCTCCACGCTGGTTTCGTGGGCTACTTGGTTGGCGACCCTGGAGGGAATGCTCATACAGGCATCCCGGATACAGCGGAGCGCTTTGTGCGCGGCATCCTCCACGTCGCGGGCAGGGACCAGAATGCCGGCCTTTTCTTCGTAGCGCAGTTTCTTGAGCCGCGCATCGTAGATCTGGGAGGCCGCGCGGGCCTTGGCGAAATCGTTCCCCCGGACTTCCTTGTCCTCCTTCATGGGAAGTTCCGGCTCGCTCGCCGCCGTGGGCGGGACCATCTCAACCACCTTCTTGGTGCGGTTGTTGTGGCCTAGCTCGTGGTTGGTAGTGTTCTCCCATTCCTGGAGAACGGTGGTGGTATCGAAGAGGCCGTCCGGTCGCCGCGTGATCCGTCCGGTCTCCACCGCGCGGCGGATCGCCTTGGGATCGCGCTCCAGCATCCGCGCCAGCTCGCCAATACTGATCAGCGCCATTACGGTTCCTGCCTTTCGCCCGGCTTCCAGGCTGGGGAGAAGTTGGGAGTCGCGCCCAGCTCGGGCATACCCAAGGCCGTAGCAAGGCGCGTGATCTCCTCATCGTCCATACCCAGGCCGCGCTGGATGTTTTTCGGGCTGACGCCGTCCTTGAGCATCTGGGTAACGATATCGGCCATCCGGAGAATCGCGTGGGTGCCCCGCGCCCGGTTGTGGCGGATGGTGGACATCTGCTGGTGCACCCGGTCAACCACGATCCGCGTGACCGGGACGTAGCCGTGATAGCGGGCCTTCAGGCGTTCGTCATCCTGGGAGAACCGCCAGCGGTGGAAGCCGTCCACGATCTCCCCGTCCGGGAGAATCACGATAGGCTGGGTCCAGCCGTCCTCCAGGATGGAGAGGACGATCAGCTCGCGCTCGGGCGGCGCCACCGCATTTGGGTTGTAGTTGTTGGCGTGGAGCGTGGAGGCCTCGACCCAGGTGACGCGCGAGATGGGTTCGGTGTCGAAGGAATGCGGGGTGGTGTGGCCATTTACGGCGGGAGCGCCCTGATTAATCCGGCGTAGACGCGACATCCCCTTATCCCCGGATTGGGCCGTAAGATCCATCGTATCGGCTTTCTTCTTAGTTCCGCGAGGCACGTTGGCGATCCTCAAAGTAGCGTTGCGCGATGGCTTGGATCTTTTCCAGGAAGGTCTCCCGCTCCGCCTCGGTCAACGCTTTCAGCGCGGGACACGGAACGTGGATCTCCCGGACCATGCCGAAGTCATCCAGCACCATGGTCAGGCCCCGGTATTCAATAACGTGTGGCACCTTCATCCCCCCTGCGCTTCTCGTTCGATTCGAGCGAAGTACTCCAAGGTCGGCTCATCGCGCTTGCGCTGGAGGTGAGCGTGATCCTTGCATAGCGTGAAATCGCGTCGGTGCCCCCCTGCGAACTCCGGTACGCTGTGTTCCTCACAGATTGCGCGCCCGCACACCTCGCCGCTCTGGAAAGCATCACATTCGTAATCAGCGATTCGCCCGCAGTAATAGCAACCCATTTCAATACCTCGTGGCACCTTCGCGTTCCATTGCTATCACCTCATCGAGCGTGAGGTTCAGTTTCTTCTGCGCCTGGAGGCCGTAGTCGGTCAGCTTCCCGCGCCTGCGGTTTTTGAGGTCGCCACGCTTCACGCAGTTGGCGATAAAGCGCCACGAGAGGCCGCTCAGGGGATCCGCGTCACTGTCGGGGATCGGGCGGTTGGTCTTCCCCTTGTGCATCTCGATCATGTTCTTGACGGAGCGGGCGATGATCGAGCGGTAGGGTTCGGGGAACAGCACCAGGAGGCGCATACTCCACTCGCGCCAGTCGGTGACGCCCTCGGGCAAACGCTCCTTCCCATAGCCGTAGAGCTGGGTGGTGCCGTAGCGGGCGGCTGTGGCGGCTCCCGGCACCCGTAGGATCATCTTGTGCCACAGCTCAGGCCAACACTGGGCGTAAAGGTGGAGCGTCTCCAACGGTTCTTCACCGAAGGGTGGGCACACCCTCTGGTCCTGCATTGGCATCCCAGCTTTGTAAAAAATGTCGTAGGTCTTGTTGTAGTCCCAGCTGAAGCGCATGGGAGCGCCCCAGACATCCGCTACCGTCCAGTCGTAGATTGGGGAGGCCGGGTAGTTGTGGCCGTCCCGGCCGGATCCCAGCCAGTTCTCGTCCAGACGCTTCATCACGCTCATCAATCGGCGCAGACTCTCGTCGGCGCGGATCCCGCGGACATCCGCCACCGTGCCCCAGGAGCGGCCATAGACCAGCGGGGAAGCCTCTGGTATGGTCATGTTGTGCTTGAACCAGGGG